TGTTTCAGGAAGAGTTACTTCAAGACCTGCTTCTGTAAGAATCATATCCTTACGAAGGTCTTCGTCTGCCTGTTGTACATTTGTTGTGATTGAAGTGTCTCTATTAACACCATTACCAACAAGAGGTCTGTATGAAACATGGTCTAAATCAACTAATGCTAAGAACCCAGCAGAGTTTCCTCTAAATAAAGGTTCTTTAACTAATGATAGGTCACCATGAATAGTTTCAATCTTCATTATCTTATGTCCAAAAGCACCTACACTTTTTTCAAAGTTATAAGGAGCTGTTGTAGAATTACTATTAGTAACAAAACCTCCTATCTTATTAAAGTGAGATATTACTGGAAGACTTGCTAATCCAAGTTTAGAAGAGCCACCACCCCTCGCAGGGTCGTACATAACTTCAAAATCACTTAGCAAGTCGTCATAAGACCAATCACTAGCTTCAGTTGTTTTCAAATAACCCTTTTGAGGATTATAAGCCATCTTAGCACCAGAGTCTTTAAACTCTGATTGTGAATTTGCAATAATGTGACCAACAATACCATCACTATATTGAATACTATTAGTAGAGCCTCTCATACCAAAAAGCATTGCTCTTTCAATATCCACTTTATGTTCTCTTAATTTAAGATTCCATATTCGTGCCCACTCATCAGCATATCCACGATAAACAGTTGCTCTTGCTGTATTGCTCATCTCACAAGCTGTTTTGAAAATTTGAGTATATCCATAATCATTTTCAAGCTTTTGAGAAAATACATCTGGAGACCCTGTTCCTTCTTCAAAGGCTGTTCCAATAACAGTACATTTAGTATTGATTAAAACAGTTAAGGCCGCAGAAGATGCTTTTGCAATAGTACGAACTGTGCATGTGCTATATGCTCCTGAGTCTACAACTGATTCAATACGAACTGTGCACCATTCTGGTTGAGCTGTAGATGCGTCAACGGTACCGACTGCGACAACCATACCAGGAATCAACCAATCAACTGAAGTTGGTGTTGAGTCTGTTGTGTCGAATGTCGCTGTTGCAGTACTTCCGACTTCGGCAGCTGTAAATGCTGCTTGAGTCTCAAACGCTCTATCCGCAATTGATATTTTTGTTCTATCTTCCAAGTATCGGAATTGCGAGTCCGATGTTGGAACTTTTGCTACTTTTGACAGATAAACGAAAAACGGTGATTCGTCTGGGGCAAGTTCTGCGATTCTATCACTAAAGTCAAATAAGCGTCTTGAGTGAAAATCTGTTGCGCTGACCCCAGGAGTTCTTGCACCGTTAGCCGATAAACTGCCTTGACTATATCCAGCTAATGCCATATTATTATTCTCCTAGTTTATTTTATTTTAAAACGTTAGTTCGGCCTCCAGCACCTACAATTGAATCCCACATATCATCCTTTCCACTTTTAGCTTGAGGTTCTTGACCTTGCAATATACCACCCGGTGTGGGGGTAGCTTGCGTTTGTCTAACATTATCAAGTGGGTTTCCTTCTGTAACTGTGCCTTGGCCTTCGTTCATAACAGCTTTCCACATTTTAACAGCACCTTCAACGCCATATTCTCCAGGATTTTTTGATGCAAACTCCATAAAAGAATCAACTTCTTGTGGGGTTAACCCTTGTTGTAAAAGATTTCCCTTAAGTTGTTCTACTCCTTGTTGCCTCATTACTCCTGCCATTCTTTGGTTTACGGCTTGTCCAATACTATCTTGTAGTTCTTGCTGTCTGAACTTATACGATTGTGATTTAGGGTCATTATAGGCTTCCCATGGGTCAAAATCATCTCTATCTAATTCAATTCGTTGCGGGCCAACGGGTTGTCCATTATTCCCACCTTGAACCATACTTGCAACTGTGTTTGCAATATCTGGTCTTGCGTGCAATAAATTCCCTAACGCTTCAAATTTCTTTAAATGTTGATTCTCACTTGCGAGTTTATCCTTTTCAGATTGGAAGTACTTGGCCTGTTCTTCCCAATTCTGTCCTGAATTCTCGTCAAATGCTTGACCTTCATCTTGCCCTACATTATCAACGAGTTGACCTTCTTCTTGAAGATGTTCGTTTTCATATGCGTCTGTCATTTTATTTCTCCTTTTGCGATTTCTCTTGCTTTGCTTGAGCTTGACCACGCAATCGTGATTTCTCTGACTCGAGTTTCACCGCATCTTTTAACCTATCAATAGACAACTTAGAGTCTGCCTTCACTTGTGAAGCGTCTGCACTAAGTTCTGCTTTGAATTTTTCCACTTCAGTACGCTTACGAGCTTGTATAGATTCTCTATGTGCTGTTTGTAAGTCGCCTGATACTTTCTTAATTTGTTCTTGAGCACCTGAAAGTGCTTGCTGTAATTGTTGTATTTGGTCTGTTCTTGATAACACACCTTCTTTATCAAATATATCTGTTTTCTTAAGAGCTTCAACTTTATCGATAAGCCCTGATTGATATGCTTGCATATATATTTCCCACTCACCCCATTTATTTGAAGGCATTGTAGAGTTGCCAATAACCCTTATATCAAATTGCCCTACAGACACATCATTTTCAATTGTTTGTAATTCTTTTGTTTTGTCATCATATAATCTTTTATTAACAGTAAATTCATTTATATCATTATTAGGCTGTACAATTCTAAATGTTTTTTGAAAATTGTAATGCGATTTTGCTAAATTATATACAACTCTTCCAATTCTTTTTAAAGAGCCTTCAACATCTCTTAATTTAGACTTGGAGCGTCTTTGTCCAAAATCTTCCATCATCATTGTAGCTGAAGATGTTCTTGGCGCTACCTCAGCGTTTCCTTGCATCATTTCAAATATACCCATATTTAAATCAATATATTTTTCAATTAAAGATGGTAATTGCATAATTGAACTTGATAATGGTTGAGGTGATGGAAAATGTGGTTCCCCAAAAGAAGCATCATATTCGAGGGTAGCATTCGGATTTGCCCAATCTCTTTCGAGTTCTTCAATGTCTTGAACACTTCCTTGAGGTATAAGAAGTTTTAGTCCTGAGCTTGCTTGCGCATGTGAGGTAATTAATGATACTACTTTATTGAGGAACCTTTGAAAATCTTTATTTTTTCTAACATCACTCATTGGATATGGAGTATTTGTCCATATATTTGGAACAGGTACTATTGGATATATATCTGTATCTAATACTAAATCATATAATATTATTTGACCAACACTACATGTTTGTCTAATTCTTGTTTGTTGAACTTCAACAAAATCAATAAATCCTTCATCTATAGATTTTAAAAATTGCTTATCTTGAGATAATTGCTCAAATTGTTCTTGAGGAATAATTCTTTCTTGCCCTGTTCTTTTATCTAAAAGCCTATAATAAGGCACTCTTGTTTTTGAATAATATTCAATTAATCTATATTTCTCGCTTGACCCTTTATAATCATAATCTTTAACAACATCTGGAGTAAATGAATCCATTGTTCTTTTATTTGAATTATCTGGCCAATCTTCTTCAGATACCGTCTCAATAGAATCAATAAGTAATTTTTCTTCACCTTCTTCAATAGGTTGGCCTAATTGAGGGTATGCATCCAATAATTGCATTTTACTCATAATATTAGATACCATTATTCCTGAAGCATCTTGAAAATACCTATCTCTTGAATTTGGGTCTACATAAACTTTAAATGGATTTAAATGTTTAAACTTAATTTCGCCTCTTCCATAATCAGCCTCTTTATCTATATATGCATAAAAATAGCCTAGTCCCGTAACAGCATAATCATGTACTGCTTGCTTAAATTGCTCATCCCCATCAGATATATCCCATATATATTCAAGAATCACTTTCCATACATTAGCAAGTTTAGCATCAGAGTCTTCTCTTGCAATTGCTGAAAACTTAGGTGGTTTTGATGTTATGATTGCTTTAAACTGTTCAATAGCAGAATATAATCTATCCATTGGTACAGCTGATTGATTTCGAGATGACAATTCATCCATCTCTTCTGGACTAAAATGGTTGCCTAAATAAAAATCAACATCTTCTCTAGCAGCAACATCCCAATCTTCACGAGCATTAGACCAGCGGTCATAAAGCTCTCTTATCTCCTTTGCTCTAAAATCTTCCTTAATCATAGTATGTAATATAATAATAAATTATAGTATTTAACAAATCGACCTATATCCTTCTTCCTGTCATCCAATCATACATTTTTCTAGGTTTTGTCCACATACCTTCTTTATTTTTCTCCTTTTTAATATTTCCAGCCTTTGCATTTCCTTTTGCCCATTGTGTTGCTAAGTAAAATGCATCAATAACATCATCATGAGAGCCTTTTGGAAAATCAATTAATTCATCAATAAATTCATGGTGCTGTTTTTTAAGATGTACAGCTCCTGCTTTAAACATTGGCTGCAATCCTTCAAACAGTCTATCTTTCTTTTTAGAGTTATAATTCTTAATTCCTTTTTCAATGCCAGGTAAAAATAATCCTTCACTTTTACTTCGTTTCATTATATAGTCTCTAAGCATTTCTTGATATGCAATAGTTTCAATATTTATTCTTCTAATTGGCGAGTATTGTTTAGCGATTTTAAATATTTCATCTGCACATTCCATGGGTAACACTCTTTTACGCCAATATTCAATAACATAATAATCATAATCGCTAGTAACGCCCAACACCATAATAACGGAATAATCGCTACGAGTAGTAATCGTTGAGGCTGGGTCAACACCAATATATATATTAACATATTCTTTATCGCCATTAGCGAACTGTATATACCATGAATCAGCCGCCTCATCAAACCTTGCATTACCTTGATATAACCCATCATTAATATCCTCCTCGCTAAATATTTGGTCTTCAGGCGATTTTGCTTGATTCATATATTCTTGATAAAATTTAGCAG